AAGATTGGCATACGGGCGATATCGAATGGAACGGCGGATATCCGTACATACCAAAAATGATTGATCTGCCGCATCTTGTGCTGAGACCTGTCCCGCAGAATCCGTACATCACGGTTTTTGCAATGAACAGTCCGCAATCTCTCTTACAGACAACTGACAGCAACGGACTTGCGATTCTCACGCCGACAAGCTGCGAAGTGACGGAAGAACTCAATGGCGCATGGACTTTTTCGATGCAGCATCCGATTGACCCGGAAGGGAAATGGGAGTATCTGAAGCTGAGAAATATCCTGAAAATCGCCGGACAGCTTTTCACGATTCTCACGGTTGAGGTCAACTACGACAACAACAGCGGATATGTTACATGTACCGGAGAGCATATTTGGTATCAGCTTGCAGACGGCTGGATTTTCCCCGGCGACATCATTTCTGCGGCAACCGGTGACGAGTTTATCGTCAACGCATCCGCGCAGACTGTCACTTTCAACACGGAACTTGCCTCTTTGGTGTATACGTTTGAAGGTCACAGCGATATCATACCGACAGCGCCAATCGTCAAGGACAGAGCGGAGGGCTGTACGCTGATTGATGCTCTTATCGGTTCAGGCGGTTTGGTTGATCAGTCGGATGCAGGATACGCTGAGCTGCACCGTGATAACTTTAACTACAGTATCAATAACCGAATGGAAGGTGCGCTCGAAAATGCGTTTGACATCCGAATCGGGCGCGATCTGAAAGGTATCAGGCGCACATTTGACACAACGGAATTCGTCAGCTATTTCGGCTGCTATGACAAGTGGGGAAACTACTTTGCTGTGGCGTGGGTGCTCAACCAGTTTATGAGGGATAGAAACTTTCCGCATCATATCGTAAGAACAAAGACTTTCACAGAGGACGGTCTGGATGTGTGGGAGTTCGGCTTTGCTCCTTTGATTGCAAAGGGTATGGCATTTTTCCGGAGAAACTGTAAGCCAATTATTGGATATGAAATTGACCTTGAGGATGTTCGGAATAACCCTGACTTTGAAGTCATGCACCTTGACCGCCTGAAGGTAGGCGATTCCGGAACAATCTATGATAGCAGGCTCGGTGGCGCACTCGGAATCCGCATTTCCGGCACGGTGTATGACGCAATCCGAGACAAAGTCACAAAGGCGACAATCGGTGACAAAGCAAGCTTTTCCGCTCCTGCTGCTTCAACTGTTGAGGTTGAACCTGAAGTTGTAGGCGGTGAGCTGTACATTCAAGATGCTGACGGGCAGTTTATAGCCGATGCAGATGATAAATTGATATATCAGGAGGTGATCGGCGATGCCTGACATGCCGAGAACTAAGTTCAATTCGCCGTGGACGGTTGCAAACATTGAAGCCGAATTGACTGGCGTTAAAACCGCAAGAGGTTCGGAATCGCTTGCAGATGTACTGAATTCAAAGGCGGAGAATGCAACTGTAACGGCTGCGGTCGCTGAGCTGAGCGCTGAAATCGGCGCAGTTGCGAATGCCGGAGCAAAGAACTGTCTGTTATTGAATCAAAGTTCGGGAGCAACTGCGGGCGTTGATTGGACAATAGACCAATCAACCGGAGTTGTGACTGCGGCACGAAGTTCTGGAACATCTGACAGCACGAGACTGATTGCGGAATTTGAGTTGAAAGCGGGAACATATATTTTCACTTCATATCCGAATGCTTCATTTTCAACTGCTGATAGCTTTATAACTTCAGGCGGAACAACTGTTGCTCGTGATGTGGACGGGTCTCAGAATTTCACCTTAACGCAGGATGCAGCAGTCCGTATTTCATGCCGCATTAGGGCGGGGATGGAAACAGCAGAATTCCGCCCGATGATCCGCCGCGCAGAGATCAAAGACGACACCTTCGTCCCGTATGCACCGTCCAATCGGGAGCTGTACGAGATGATTCTCGCGTTGCAGCAGAACGGAGGCTCGCAGTGAAGTACATCATCATGCTCATCATTGTGCTCGGCCTCGCGATCGCGGACTTTGCGACGGGCATCATCAAGGCGTATGTGAATCACGATCTTAGCAGCCAGAAGATGCGCAAAGGCGGGCTGAACAAGCTGACGGAGCTTGTCGTCATGGCGACGGCCTGCGGGCTTGAAATCGGCATCGGGCTGCTCGGACGGTACTACCAGACCGCAGAGCTTGCGGGCGTCGCCGGAACGGTTGCGTCCGGCGCAGTGTTTACGTACATCGTCATCATGGAGCTGATCTCGATTCTCGAAAATTACGGCGAGATTTCGCCCGATGCCGTGTGGGTGAGGAAAATCACGAAAAAGCTGCGGAATTTCAAAGACAAGGAGGATGATGAATAATGAAATTTGAACCGAGATTTTCTCGGCCTGAAGCCGGGAATAAATACTATATGACGGTCGATTCCGGCGGATACAGCCGGGCGATCAAGGGCAAGCCGACAGACCCGGACTGCGATGTTTTGCACAACTGTGTCGGCTACGCGTTTGGCAGATTCCACGAGATCGCGAACTGCCCGGCGATGAACCTATTTGATCCGGTCAATGCAGAGAATATCTTTGAGAATGCGCAGCGGCACGGTCTGAAAACCGGCAGCACGCCGCAGCTCGGCGCCCTGATCGTCTGGCAGAAGGGCGACACGCTGAGCAGCAAGGATGGCGCGGGGCATGTCGCCGTTGTCGAGGAAATCGGCATCGGCGGCGAGATCCGGACGTCCGAGAGCGGATACGGCGCAGCAAAGCCGTTCTGGTGCGGCGATTATAAGCCGCCGTATGCGTACAAGGACGGGTACAGGCTGCTCGGATTTGTGTATCAGCCGATGTCAGGCAGAGCGCTCCGCAAGGGCGACAAAGGCGCTGAGGTCGAGCTGATGCAGTCCCGCCTCTGCGAGCGCGGCTATCTGCGCAAGACTGAGATCGACGGCAGCTTCGGACGCATCACTCTCGGCGCCGTGCTCTGCTTCCAGTTCGAGCATGGCCTCGCTGTGGACGGCGTCTGCGGGCCGAAGACGCAGGTTGCACTGACACAATAAAAACAGAACGGAGGTAAAGAAAATGATTCTTGTGGAAAACAAACGTGAGATTATCGCAAGCGCGAACGGGAGTGCTGCTGCGAAGTTAGATATTCAGGTATCTACTGCGGCCGATCTTCCGGAAAAGGATGCGATTATCGGCGGGTTTAGAATTCAGCCCGGAAGCATCGCGCAGATCATCCAGACCGGTGTTTTCGTTACAATGGACGAAGATGGCAGATGGTATCCTGAACAGTGAAAGGAGGCGTTAATCGTGTCATATTTTGATTTGCTGCGTGCAGCAAGCATTGCCGGAGCCGGAGGCGGGGGCGGCAGCGGCGGAATCGACAACCTGCTGAAATCAGAAATCGAGGTCGGTACGATAGACTCAGACGGGAATAACAACCCGAATGAAAACAGGCTCAGGACTAAGGATGCAACAACGCTCACAAAATCCGGCAATTATTCCCTGTTTTTTACTGGGGACGAAAGTCTTTTTGTGCTCGGATTCAGATATGCTTCCGACGGCGCATTTATCGAACGTTTCGGCTTCGTGGGCGTCGAATGGAGCACCGCTCCGTTTAAGTTCACGGCAGAAGCCGGTCAGCAGTTCCGGTTTGCTTTCAACTCGATCGACGGATCCGTAGCGCTTGACCCCGCAGACCTGCACAATCTCATTCTGGTCAAGGATTGACCGCCCGACGCAATCACACTACAAGCAGTACACAAATTCAGAAATCAACGAACGAAAAAGATAACCGGCAGGGGAGTGCATCCTCTGCCGGCTTTGTATCTTTATGGTTTTAGGCGGACTAAACACCGATTAGATATAATCCGCCTTACAAATGATAAACGATCTCAATGCGACCGCTTGGCTTCATAAATATGATCTGTTCGACAATGGTGCGCAGCGTCAGATTCTTGATGATTTCACTTGCACACGGATCCGACAGCGTTTTAATGCCGGACCGTACCTTGCCGATGAATGCACTGATATCAACAGGCTCAGGATCTGTTTCCGCGAGCTCTCTGCGCATCTCTGTGAGCCGGTCTGTGATGCGCTGCTTGTTCTGCCTGTATTCGTCCAGCGTGTCGATACCGGCCTCAAACGCTTCTCTGACGCGCTCCAGTTTTCGTTCTTCTTTCTCTATCAATGCCGGAATCGGTGAGTCAGCCGATTTCGGCACGTTTTGTTTTTTTACGCGGGATTCAAAATCAGGCGCGGTCAGATCCTCACGCATCTGATCGAGTACGATCTGATTCAGCTTCCGCAAATTGATCGCATGTGACACCTTGCACTTTCCCCTGCCGTAATTGTGGCATTGAAGGTACTGTCCTGTGGATGACATGACCAGCGTGGCGCCGCAGTTGTCGCAGCGTACAAGTCCTTTCAGCATGAACTGCACCGGCTGATCGTGCCGGGCATACTTCTTGTACATCTTCTTTGTGTCCGCACGCTTAGCCTGCGCAGCTTCATAGACTGACTGCTCTATAATCGGCTGATGCTGACCCTCTACGCACTGATCCTGCTCATGAAAGCGGTCCGAGCGACTGCCGGTTTGACTGCGCCGCAGCTTGCCGATATATACGGGATTCGTCAGGACATATTCAACGGTGCGGTTTTCCCAGGCGTTGCCGTGACGTGTGGTGATTCCCATGCCGTTGAGCTTGTTTGCGATCGCACGTACCGGCATGTCTGCGAGGTAGTCCGCAAAGATCATCTGCACGATCGGCGCAGCGGTTTCGTCCGGGAAGAAGATCCCGTCCTGCATCCGGTAGCCGAACGGCGGCTGTGAGACGACTCCGCCGCGGGAGAACTTCTCAGACATGCCGCGCCTGACTTCCTCGGCGAGGTTCAGGCTGTAGTATTCGTCCATTGCCTCGATCAGCGCTTCGATCAGGATCGAGGTCTTGTCTTCCGAGAGCTGCTCGGAGATGCTGACGACCTCGATGCCGCATTGCTTGCGCAGCATGGACTTGTAAACGATGCTGTCCTCGCGGTTTCGTGCGAACCGGCTGAACTTCCACAGCAGGATGACGTCAAAGGGCTTCGGCTTCAGCTTGGCGGTGCCGATCATTCGCTGAAACTGCACGCGCTTGTCGGTCTTGCGGCCGCTGATACCCTCGTCCGCGAAGACGAATTCTTCCGGCAGGATCAGGTCATGTTCCTTCGCATACTTCCGGATTGCCTTGAGCTGGCTGTCCGGCGAAAACTCGGTCTGATCCTCGGTTGACACGCGGATATATGCCGCGGCGGTTTTCATAGGCACGCCCCCTTTTTCATAGTGTATGTTTCCCGCCCGGTGTGTGATGCGCCGGGCGGATTTTTCAGCATTGGATCTTGTTCATATCAACAGGAAAGCCCATTTCACGCAACTCTTTTATGAGATCATATTGCCATGAGCCCGCTGTATATACTACGCCGTGCAAATCCCCCGGCAGTTCTATATCGGCATCTTTTACGATCATAACGGTTCTGTCCCTGCCGAGGTATCCCATAAAATACCCCGCTTCAAAGACAACATTCTGCCGTGCCCTGGGCTGATAATCCGTTTCCCGGTTTGCTTTCCCGGAATCATCGGGTGTAAACAGAATGATCGCCGCCCCGACATCGCTGAAATGCTCTATTTTCTCAATGATCGTTTTTCCTGCATTTGGCTGTTCGTGAAGGATAATAGGTTGAATGCCTTGCTGTTCAAGCAATCGTGCGACCTGCGTTTTTAAGGCTTCATCGTGCCCGTGGACAATAAATGCTCTTTTGGAGTTGAATTTCTTGTTCTGCATGGAATCATCCTCCCATTCTTCAAGATAATCCGCAAGCATCCACCTTACGGTTTTTAGTCCGGCTTGACAATAGGAAGCCAGTTCAGCAGCGGTTTCCGTCCCGAAATATGCCTGCGGAGAAAAGCGGATTTTTTTTAACTGTGTATGCTCGATAGAATCATTTCCGTAATGCTTCACAATCAGCCGTTCAACTCTGTTTTTCCAGACCTTAAACGCATCTGAATTTGGAGTTGCTTGCGAGTTAATCAGCGTGTCTGTCTGCGCATACAGCAGATTCAGCTTCTCATATTCAGTCATAGCCTTACCTCTTTATGCGCCGGGTGACAAGCATCATCCGGCGTTTTCTTGTGCTTCAGCATCGTCTGCGAGTCGCTTTTCCACAAAGGCGGCGGTTTCTGTGACAGACGCATCCGATTCCGCCGAATCGTTTTCCCGGTCTTTGGCGGCGGCTCCGAGCTGCCGCAGCACATCCAGCATGATGGCGCGTACATTTTCAGGCAGGCTCATGTATTTGCTGAGCACAGCCTTTTCGTCATCCTCGCTGAGGTTCAGCTCACCGAACGGATCCGGCGCGGGTTCTCTGCCGAGAAGGTAGTCTAGCGATACGTCAAACATATCAGCGATTTTGAAAAGAAGTTCTTGTTTTGGCTCACTGACTCCCTGTTCATATGTCTGCCAAGCACGAATAGTTATTCCGAGTAGATCAGCACAGTCTTTTTGCGTAAGATTCTTAGATTCTCGAATTGCTTTGATATTGTTTTTCATATGGGTTCACCTCCGCTTCTATACTAACATAAATTATGTTAGTTGTCAAGGCTGAAATGAAAAATACTTTGGTTATAAAGCCGGAAATAACACGATTTGTGCAACATAGACAGAAATACTATCATATTTTCGTTATATAACTAACACGAAATATGTCAGTTGTGTATTGACAAGTAACACGAATCGTGTTATAATACAACCATAGCAACAGACAAGGGGGGTGAGACCAATGCCAAGAATCAGACCGCCGGAGTTCCCGGAGCTGGAGAAGCAGATCCTGATGCATTCAGTCAGAAAGAAGGACATCGCCGAAAAGCTGCATATTACCGCAAGGGCTTTCAGCAGCAAGCTGACAGGACAGGTCGAATTTACACTGCGTGAGATCGAGCTGATTGCAGCAATGTTTCCGGGAACAAGTTGGGAAATGCTGTTTGAGCGAACAAAAAAAGAGTGAGCGAAATGCTGCGAACACTTCACTCACTCTTCAGGGCATCATTTCTGTCCGGATCTGCCCTTAGACGGTTTGGCCTGTGACAGTGCGCTTCCTGCTACCGATTTGGATTTCGCGCTGCTGCGGCCATCGCGCAAAATTTTTGATGCTGTACTTGCAACTTTTGCGCTCGTCTGCTTCGGATTAGACTTTGCAGCCATTTCCTATCCCCCTCCTTTCTATCAAAATATTACCATAGATAGAAAGAAAAGTCAACATATAGTAATCAGATTGTAACCGAGACACAATATATTGTAATCTAAATGTAACGAAAGGAGTGAAAACAGATGCCTGAACAGAACTGCAAAGAGCCGGATGATACTGTGTTCCGCGTTTTCGGGGCGCTGAACAGCCTGAATGAGCGCCTGAAGAACGTCGAGGGCAAGGTTCCCGACTACACCGCAGATATGCTGGAGGTATACCGGAATATCGGCGTACTGTCCAAGCGGCTTGAAGCTGCGGAGCAGAAGCTCCGCGAAATTCTTATGGACGATTGAAAGGAGTGAAAACAGATGACTGAAATCAGAACGGATCCGAAAACAGTTGCGCAGGAGTACCGGCAGCTTCCGCCCGCGGATAAAGCCGTGTTCCGCACAATTCTGGAGCTTGCTGTTCTCCTGCTCAAGACGCAGGAGACGGTAAATGAAGAAAGCAAGAAGAATCCTGCATAATCGGCACCGTCCAAGCCGCCAACCGCATACAATACCATGAAAGGGGCTGATCTTATGGCAAAGAAACAGGAGTACACATGTGTGAGCTATGTCCGGATGCCGGACGGAAGCAGAGTACTGTTTTCGGAGCTCACAGAGGAAAAGAAGCAGCATGTCCGGGAGAAGATTGCAGAGAATGTTGGGCGCGTGATCGGAAATTACCTCTCGGCGCATCCGGAGGAAATCGAGCCGTTCAGCCGCTGCGATGGCGTCCGCCTGATCCCAGACCCGCCGGAGAAAGGAGTGATACCATGCTGAAAATCGACCTTAACAGGGACAAGGAAGCCTGCTTGATCAGAATGGAGGGTATGGCACCGAATGTTCTTACGGAGATGCACATTGCTGTCAGGTGCTTTGCAAAGAGCTTCCTGAGCAATCATGTTAAGGAAGGCGGCGAAAGAGAAGTCGCAATGAAGATGGCGGAGGGCTTTGCGACGGCTGTCCGCGATGCGTACAAAGAGGTTATGGAGGCGAAAAAGAATGCTGACTGACATTTTCGGCGCTCTGGTGCTTGCGGCGGTAATCTGTGCGATCATACTGATGATCGTCTGCGGCATCGACACGGCGCTGCGGAAGCGCTACGAGCGGCACGCTGAGCGCAAGTGGCGCGAAAAATACCGCCGGTGGTGCGCACAGACACCGGTCACGGTGGACAAGCGGCTGACATTTATCTGCAGCAAGGGCTATGAGGAGGATGCGGCATGATTCCGCAGGACTGGCAGCCGATCGGCGAGCCGGATGTCCCGGAGCTTTCGGCCGACGCGCAGAAAGTGCAGGCTTATCTCGTAGAGCACGGGATCGACAAGCTCACAAAGCGGCAGGAAATGGCAATGCGGATCGCGCTGCGAATGGGCTTTGACCGCTTACGTGATGCGGTCTATGAATTCAGAAAATGGGAGGCTATTATGGCAAGGAAGCCGAAATTCAACAAAGAACAGCGAGCGGAAATGCTGCGGCTTCACAACGAGGAGCGCTATTCAGTCGGCAAGCTCGCAAGCAAATTCGGATGCTCGCAAACCGCCGTGAAAACGGCATTGCAGGCGGCGAAAATCGAAGCGGAGGATGAAACAATGCAGAACACCGGCATCAATGCGGAATTCGAGCAGGCTGTCGATCAGATGATCGAGGAAGCGAAGACTCCGACCGAAGCCGTGCAGGTACAGCCGGCTGAGCTTGAACCGGTGTATACGGACAAGCTGCCGCCGGTTGTGCTGCGTGCGATCCGCTATTCCCTGAGCGACATGGAGTCCGAGATCGAGAGTCGCGAGGAGCGTATCGCGGAGCTGCAAATCGAGATCGCGGAGTTCCGCAAGGACATCGACGCGCTGAAGGCGTGGAGGGAGGCGCACACATGAAAGCAATCACAATCAAGGGAACGCTGATCCGTCTGGACGAGATCGCGAACGATCTGCGTGCATTGCAGCACGCGGTAGACGGGTACATCGAGACAGTCGGGCTGCGGGACGGCGCGGTGATGATCGTCGATGAGGAGGGGCTGCTCAAGGGCAAGCCGTACAACACGCTTGCAAGCCTGATCGCACAGACCAATATTCACGGCACGGCACTGATCGTCGGCGCGGACGGAGAGGAGTTCGACGATGTCCCGGAACCTTATCTCACGCTGCTATCCTGCGGCGAGGTATAAGAAAAGCCGCATCCCCGCTGGCACGGTGGATACGGCCACAAACAAAAATGTCTGTATGCTCATTGTAGCATAGAAAGTGAGTTTTGTCAATGGAAAAGAACTATTTTGTCTCGCTTGCAAAGGACAAGTATGCGCTGGCAATCGCCAAGCCGACGGCCGATGCACTCATGGAGTTCTGCCGGCAGGAGCCGGAGTTCGAGCAGGCGATCGAGCAGAGCGGCAAATCTTTCGATGACTGCCTGACTGCGATCACGAAGGGCATCGGTCAGTCGATCAGCGATCTGGAGATCTACACCCGCGCAGTCAAGTTTTACTTTCCGGTCGCGGCGGTTCGCTTCCACATGGAAATCGACCTCTGCGGCGATAACGGTGCGGTCGATCCGCCGATCACGCAGCACAAGAGTGAGCCGATGCAGCTCTCGCTCGATTCGCTGCTTGACTTCTGAGGTAGCGGCATGAAGAAAACAGAGAAAGCAGCGCTGCTGCTGCAATCGTTTCCGGAGATCCCGAAAGCCGATCTGCTTGAATGCCAGCGGCTTGCACCGCACTTCATGCTGTACCGGAGCGATCTTTCATCCGCATGGTGCGGAGCCTGCGGCAAGACGCTCACCGATTACGACTATGACGATTTCCTGTTCGTCCTCGAACACAAGAAGGATATTGTCTGCCCGGAATGCGGGCGCAAGGTGACGGCGGTCTGTGACAAGTACCGTTACAGCGTCGAGGTCGAGCGGTTTGCACAGAATTTCGTGATCTTCCAAGCCGGTGAAAACGGCACCTGCTATGCGCATTGCGTGCGGATTCAGGTGAATCTTCACAAGGAAATCGGAGAACCGGCACAGGAGGTCGCACGGTACGAGGAAACACAGCGCTATGCGTTCGCAGACGGGCAATGCTATCGCTTCGGACGCGATCGCGTCAATCAGCTCATTCCGATCTATCCGGGCTCCGATTCATTCTATGCGCGGACAGGGCTTTCAGACTGGAAGTACCGCACGCGGATGACCGAGCCGACATGGGATCAGCCGGGCATGGGATATTTTCAGGACAAGACCTACACGATTCTCGATGATGTGAAACCGCTCAGAGGCACCTGCCTGCAATATGCGGAGATCGACAAGCTCGATCAGATCCCGATGTTTGATTATATCAAATTCTACATGAAGCATCCGAATATCGAGTACATCATCAAGCTCGGCTATACGGATATGGTGCGGCACTGGTTCGCAGGCTATTGCGCAGGCGTTCCGGGCTGGATTGACTGGAAGCAGAACGATGTCCGCCGGATGCTCGGCATGGACAGCTACGAGCTGCGGGAGACCAAAGCGCGTGAGATCACGCCGGAGGACTGGCACATGATCCGGGAGAATATGCCCGGCTTCACCGTCAACGAGTGCCTGAAATATGCGCATCTGATCCGGAGCTGCTGGGGCACGCTAGAAGTCTGCGCCGGAAAGCAGACAGAGGATCAGCGCAGACTTCTGAAATATCTGCACGGGCAGAATCACGGCACACACCGGCAAATGTACCTGAGCGACTATTCCGACTATCTCCGGGAGTGCAGAGAGCTGCACTATGACCTGAATGATCCGGTGATCCGGTTCCCGCGTGATCTGGCGGCGGCGCATGAGCGGACTGCCGAAGCGCTGCGGGCAATTCAGGCGGAGCGGGCAGCGATAGCCGAGGCAAAGCGCCTGAAACAGCGTCTGCGCGATGCAAAAAAGCTCGATAAAGAATTGCGGAAGCTGAAACTGCTCCGTGACCGGCTCTGCTTCCGGTATGAGGATCTGCTGATTCGTGCGCCGGAATCTGCTGTGGAGATCGTGCAGGAGGGCGCGGCGCTTCACCATTGTGTCGGCGGCTACGCGGAGCGTCATGCAAACGGCAAGCTGCACATCATGTTCATCCGGACGGCAGACAAGCCGGATATCCCATATTACACAATGGAGATCAGCACGGAGGGGAAGATCGTGCAGGTGCGCGGTCTCAGAAACTGCAATCCGACCGCAGCAGTCAAGGCGCTGATTGCGGCATATACCGAATACCTTGCCGGAATCTTCGGCAAGCAACAGAAAGCGAGGAAAACAGCATGAGCGAGGAAATCATGCTCACAGAGCAGCAGCAGGCGGAAGCCCTGCACAAGCAGATCACCGGCTACGGTGAAGTGATCTATCAGTCGCTGTACGGGATGTGTAC